CTATGGATTTCCATAGTGCGCCGCCTAGTTCTCAGTCACCCGCCCGCCGCGGACCCTAGCCCGCCGCCAGCTTCACCCGCACAAACCCCTCACTCCAGACCGGCATCCCATCGCACTCCAGCCGGCCGATCAACCCCACCTGGTTGCTCTCCGCATACAGCTCGGCCAGGAGTTGGAACTCCATATCCATCGCGTCGGCGATCCAGTAGTTGGACCAGTCCGCCAGGATGCCCACATACTGCGACGCCGTAAACGTGTTCGGCGCATACTCGCTCATGTCCAGCGGGAAATTGAGCAAGGTGTCCGGCGTGCCCGCGGCCAGCCCCATCTGCCACATATAGCGCCCTTCGCCGTCCTTGAACAGCGCGAGCTGCTTGACCCCGTCCCGATGGAAACACCACCGGGCCTTCGGCCAATAGGCCCCCTTCAGCGTATACTTGGCGTTGATCAGCCCGTCCGGCGTCATCGCCGTCGCCGTGTTGCTCGTGCTCACGTCCCGGGTCGTGGGGATGCCGTCGTTACTCGCCACGAACACGCCCAGCGGTTGCTGCGCCCCGGTCCCCGTGAAAAACGCCTTCTCCTCGGTGATGCCGAACTTATAGCTCAGCCGGTCCCGTGCCAGGTTCTCCGAGCTAGGCACCGCCCGCATGAGTTTGCGCGAGATCTTCAGCCGCTTCGCTAGCGGGTGCGGGTGCAGCTCGCGCTTGCCGATATTCATCGAGGTGTCCTCGCTACCCGTCGCCAGCTCGCTCGTCCAGTTTGCATCCGCCGGGTCGTTCTCCAGCGTCGGCACGCCCAAGCTCTCCGCGTTCGGCACCTGAAACGTGCGGGCATAGCGGCGCACGAACACCTGGTCGTCCACCGCCTTCAGCAGCTCCTGCACGAACTGTTGCGGCGGCCGCAGATATCCGCCTGCCGTGTCCAGCTCCGCCTGCAGCGCCCGCAACTCCGTGGGACTCTCGTTGCGAAAGTCTTGCGTGATCCATGTCGGGAAATAGCGCCGGAACGCCTTGATTGCGCGCTCCTCTTTGCCGACAGCCCCCTGGTCGCCCTGTCCACTGCCCCTGGCATCCGGTCGCCCATTGCCGTCCGACCCGTTCAGGTCCGACGTCGCCGTCGCCAGCCGTTCCTCACGCTGGATGTCCGCGTTGACCTTCTCCGCCTCGGCCAGCAGCTTGTCGAAACGCTGCTCATCCTCCGCGCCCATCCCCTCCGCCGGCGCCGCCTCGTGGATCTTGCGCGCCTCGTCGATCAGCCCTGCGCGCTTCTGGCGCAGCTCCAACACACCCTTCATCGTCTGCCTCCTGGGCGTCTGCCGCCCGCTCGTCGCTTACCGTCGCCGGCGCTAGCGCGCCCGCGCCATCCGCAGTTGCCTTTGCATCGCCGCCAAGCGCGCCCGCGCCTGGTCGTGCGTGGCAGCCTCATGCAGCGCCCGCTGCACCTCAGCCGGAATCTGCGGCCGTAGACCGTAAACCGGATCCGTCTCCCCGCTGCGCACGCCGACCGAAGTCGCCGTGTACGCCGGAAACGTCACCGGCGAGATCTCATACAATTTCACCCTGAGTAGGGTGCGGATATATTGCTCGTTTTCGTCGATGTCCCACTTGTCTTCCAGCGTCGCAAACCCAAACGACATCTGGTTGACGTCCCCGCGCCGGATGCTCACCAGCGCGTCCCGCCCCATCTGCGTGTCCGGCGGCGTCAGCTCAAACGCCAGCCCCTGCTCGTCCTCCCGCAGCGTCAGCGTCCCGTTGACCGTGCGCCCCAACACCCAGTTGGTATCGTGGTTCCACAGCGAGCGAATGTCGTCGACGGCCAGGCTGTCCGCAAACGCCCCCGCCGCGATCTTCTCGCGGAATCCCCATATCTCCACGCTCAGCGAGTCGAAGACCGCCGCATACCCCGCCAGCGTCTTGCCGTCATCCTCTCCCGCCGCCCGGATTTCAAACGGGCAGAACCGGCGTTCTAAATCACCCATCGCTCGTCGCCTCCCATCCCCCGATCAGCGCCTCGATCTCCGCCACCGTCGCATCGCTCGCCATGCACCCGTCCACCGCCGCCCGGTGGCGCATCACATACCCCGCCGCCCGGTCCTGCACCTCGCCGTCGCTCAGCCCCAGCGCCCGCATGGGCAGCAGCATCATCTCCGCCGCCGCCGGCGCCAGCTCCCGATACAGCCCGTCCACCGCGGCCTTGAACTCATCCACGTCCCCCCGCCGCAGTTTCGGCAGCAGCCGCCGCAGATCCGCCGCCTCCCGCCGCGCCACCCGCTGCGTCGCCTCCGCCATCCACCCCCGCGCCGCCTGGTCCCCCGCCGCCGTGCCCGCTGCGCCCTGGGGGCTCCCGCCCGTCGTCCCCGCCGGCTGCATGTTCAGCGGCGTCAGATAGATGTCTCCGCCGTCGATGGGGTCCATGTTCTCCAACCGCAAAATATCGTTGGCGCTCAGCCACCCCCAGGTGCGCCCGATCGCATACGCCTCGTAGCGCGCCTTGATGTCGCCGCGCAGTAGCCCGTTGACCATGTGCTCGACGAAAATCTCTTTGCGTTCCGCCGTCGTCAACAGGTCCAGCGTGTATCGCTGTTCCATCCGCACCAGCCACGGCATGATCGTGTCCGTCACAAACTCGATGCTCTGGTGCTCGATGTTGGAGAACGTCGCATCGTTCATGATCCCGATCTTATGCGGCGGCATCCGGTAGATCCGCGCAATTTCCTTCGCCTGGAACTCGCGCGTCTGGAGAAATTGCGCCTCTTCCGGCGGCACCCCGATCGTCTGGATCTCCGCCCCCTCTTCCAAGATCTTCACCCGGTGGCTCTTGCTCAGCCCCTGGTGATCCTCGCCCCAGCTATTCTGGAGCCGCTTGTACCCCTCGTCTCTCAATGACTTGGGGTACCTGATCACCATCCCCGGCCGCGCCCCGTTCGAGAAAAACCGCGCCCCAAATTCCTCCGTCGCCAGCCCCAGCCCGATCGCCTGCATCGTCACCCGCACCGGCGAGTACCCCACCAGCCCGTTCCCGCTCAGCCCCCGCAGGTGCAAAATCTGATAGTCCGCGAACGTCCGTTCTTCGCCCGACTCCAGCCGGTACTTGTACTGCACCCGCCCGTTCTTGCGCGCCACCTCGATCATCCGGTTCGGCAGCAGCGGCCACAACCCCCGGATCCGCCCCCGCCGGTCCGCCTCGATCTCCGCATACGCATTGCCCCAGCTCGCCAGATGCCCCACCATCATCTCGCGCAGCTCGATGCTCGTCTGCTCGGTGTTCGGCGTCAGGTGCAGCAGGTCATACAGCGGATGCTCGTTCGCACGCGTCTTGCCGTCGTTGGGCAGCCGCCGGTACGTGATCAGCGGCAGCATCCCGATCGTCTGCGCCAGCACGTTCACGCACGCCCACAGCGCCGGTAGCGCCAGGCTCCCCTCCTCCGTCACCTCCACCCCGGCGTTCGTCATCGTCCCGGCCCCAAACCAGCGACCCCAGTCGATGTTGCTGCCCGGATGTTCCCGCCACTCCAGCCACCGCGCTACCATCCCCATGTCGTCTGCCCTCGCGCTACGCGCCGCGCCGCTTCGTCTTCTCGCGCTGCACTTCGCCGTACCCAAACATCAGCAGCCACGCCCCTGCCCACAGCGCCGCCGCCGGCCACCCCAGCCACGCCCACAGCGCCGCCGCAATCACCGCCAGCCCCAGGAACACCATCACGTCGCCCACGCTCATGGCGTGCCCCCGGCCGCAGATAACACGCCGACTCGTCGCCTGCCCACCATGCTCGCCGGCACGCCGGCCCAAATCTCCATCGGCGGCACATCCTTCGTGACCACCGCCCCCGCCGCGATGACCGCCCCGTCGCCGATGGTCACGCCCGGCAGGATCACCGCCCGGCTGAAAATGACCACATACTCGCCGATCACCGTATCCTTGTGCATCGTATGCACCCGTTCCGCCGGCTCATTCGGGCACACGTGCAGGTGGCTCAAATCCGGTTGCCCGGATGCGATCACCACGCCCGACGCGCACCCGCTGTGCGCCCCGAACGTCACCCGCCCGCCCCCGGCGTTAATATGTGAAAACGACGCGATGTGCACATAATCGCCAATCTTCAGCCCCTCGCCACCCTCCAACTTCACCATCCCGTCAATGCGCACATGCTCGCCAATGCTTATCTTCTCCGTGCGCAGAAAGATGGAGGTCTGCGGATCGTAGATCGCGGCCTCTTTCCCCAGTTCGGCGAACGATCGCCCGTCCCATAGATGGGGAACGCGGATGGCAAAGCTCTTGAGGTCGGCGTCGTCCGCCAAGAAGATGCCGTCGTACTTAGTCATTCTTCCCCTCCGGGTACTCCCACGGTTGACCCTCTTCGTCTTCGCCCACGCCCTTCCGCATGTCAGCCTCCACGTACCAGCCCGACAGCGGGTGCCACATCCACAACACCTGCCCCCGTGCATCCGCCGCCATCGCCGCCGTCAACCCGCCGCTCGCCTCGATGATCAGCCGGTTCCCCTCCACCTTCACCTCGACGGCCCCGCTCAGTGTCAGCGTCTTGTCGGGCTTGTTCATGCCACCCACGGTTCCCACAGCCCCACCGGCTGTTCGATGCGCAGCGTCGGGTCCACCCACAGCCGCAGCCCCTGCCGCCGCAAATGCTCGCACACCCCCACCACGGCCTCCCGCAGCCCGATGATCCCGCCCCGCACCGACCCCGCCGGGAACAGACACACGCTTCCAAACGAATCCACCTCGAACGGCTCATTGGGCCGATACACCGGATGGTGCGGCGGAAACGCCTCGAAGTGCCACCCTTTTGCTCTAAAGGCCCACAAATCGTAAAACTGCTCCCGCTTCGACAGCGCGATCACCGGCCACCCCGCCACGCACTCCCGCCCGGCCGCCGCGTGCGCCACCATCCGCTCCACCACATCCGCCGGCGAAAGCAGGTCGCTCTCATGCGTCAGCACAAAATCGTCGTCGACGCGCACCCGCCGAAACCATTCGTTCGTCATCGCCGACAGCCGCGCCAGCCGGCTCGCAAAGTCCGTGCCCGCAATGCCCGTGTCATACTGCGCCAGCGTCACCCGCGGCTCCCGCGCCGCATAGCTCAGCAGCCGCATGATCGTCGCATCGTCGCTGTCCCCCACCAGCCACAGCCAGCGCAGACGCGGGTAGCTCTTGCTCAGCAGGTGCTTCACCCGCTCATCCAGATTGCGCGCGGCGTCGTTCCGCCACATGGAGCACATCACCACCCGCGGCACGTCAGCCATTCTCCGGCTCCGTCGGGAGCTCACTGAGCTCGGCCACTACCTGCGCCAGCCCCTTCATCTTGACCACCACGTCGCGCATATAGACTACGACCTCAGTCGGCTCATGCACGTTGCCGGTTATCTCCACGCGATAGGCCGGCAGATCGTGCCCATCCACGCGCACATGCCCATGCCCGCCTTCGTCCAACTCAATGTCGACCTGGTGTGTCATACCCACTCCCGCACCAACGGTGCCCAGTAGTCCCGCACCACCGCGTCCCAGCCGAACTCCGCATGGATCGCCCGGCTCGTGTGCTCAGCCATAATGTCGTCCGGCGGCCCATCCTCGTACAGTTTCTGCAGCGCCTCCGCAATCCCCTCCGCGTCCGGCCACGCCCACCACGCCGCATACCCCGCCGCCCACCATTTGTCTTTCGGCGGCACCGTCCAGCCCCAACGCACCGGCTCCGGCATACTCGAAAAGTCCGTCACCACCACCGGGATCCCGCAGTTATGCACCAAAAAGCCCGCGGCATAATACACCCCGGACTTTGTGGACAAATTGTAGACAGGGAGATCGGTTACGTAGCGCCGTTCAACCGATTTAACGGTTTGATATTGAGCGCTCGAACTTCGGAAATGGCCTCCATCTGGCGCGGGGTAAGACGGTCGTCTTTGCTTTGCGCTCTGCGGAGATAGCAATACTCGATGACCAACTGTAATTGTCGGTGCTTGATCACCATGTACGGAAGGAGAGATTCGTATAGGGGGAGATGAGCCAGGCCGATGATATTGAACATATAACTGATCGAATGGTTGCGTTTCGCCGGTCTTGTTTCCACCCCCACAGACGGTGACGTGATCTTTGATTCCAGCCAAGCAATCAGAACCATTGACGTATTCGCAATTCGCACTGTCGGCTTCCATTTGCCGCGGAATTTGCGAATCGATACAGTCCCCTCTCCATCGATCAATCCCGCCAAGTAAGCCAATACCGTTGGCTCCAAATCCAAGTGATGCAACGCGTTCACCTGACCAATGGGCTTGGTTATGCCCATCTGATGCAACTGCCATCGTAGCGCGCCATAGCTCACGCCCATCTGCTGCGCCACTTCCTTCAGCGGCATCTGCCCGTACAGACTCAACAACGTCTGCAATTCTTCCTCTGTGTACTTCCTGTATCCCTTGTTTGGCATACTCAGAATTATACAACAGTTGACACCCTGCGTCAATCTGGGAAGCGAAGTGCCAACCGTTGGAACACCAAATCGGATGCTCAGGAGTCACGTCGAAAGAACCTGCATCAGTCTCAATGGTAATGAGATCGCCCGTGTATGGACGCACACTGCCACGCACCACGCCTTCCGCCTCGATATAAGTATTTCCAGGAAAACACGCCTGCGCCTCCACAATCGGCAGCCCGAACCCCTCCGCCATGCTCGCCCCCAGATACACGTCTGCCGCCTGGTACACCGCCGCCACATACGCCGCCGGGTAGCCCAGGAAATACTGGTAGGAGTCCGCAAACGTCACCCGCTCGCCGATCCCCAGCGCCGCCGCCAGCGCCCGCAGATCCAGCCCGCCATAGTGCGGCAACGGGTCCGCATGGATGTACAGCCGCGCCCCCGGCTTGTCCGCCGCAAACAGCGCCCATCCCCGCATCTGCTGTGCAAATGCCTTCCGGTCCGCGCCGCCTTCGCCACCGCTGATGTTGGCGGCCACCATCACCGTCAGATGCTCGCAGCCCGGCCCCACCAACTGCCGCCGCAGCTCCAACCGCCGTCCCGCGTCGGGCTCCGGCTTGAACACCGCCGTGTCAATCCCCAGCGGCACATACCGCGCCGCTATGCCTGCTTTCGCCAACTGATCACGGCCCCACTTCGAGTACACCAGCGGTATCGCCCCCTGCAGCGCGTCCACCGTCATGGCGGGAACTGGGTCGGAATCCACGGGACACCAGCTCACCCACCGCGCTGGGTACACCTTCGCCGCCGTGTCATGCTGCGTCCACGCATCCACCACCGTTACCACCACGTCCGCCCCAAAATGCTTGGCGTGTCGCCCGATCAGGTCGTTGCCGTACTCGCCCCCGCCATGCGGATACATGCGCACCCCGTCCATCTCCAGCAGCGCGCCCTGCAAGCCAAACCATGCAAAAACGGCCAGGTTCTCCCTGCGCCCAATCTCCGGCAGCGCCGCCAGCCGCGGCAAAATGCTGTGCGCCTGCACCCCGTACCCTGAACCGGCGCTAAGACCAGGGAGCGTCGCTGCACCACAGCAAACGTATCCCTGATCTTGCACCTCCTTCCTTCTTCATGTCACGTCCGTTCTCGCCCACTCCGCATAAGTCGCTCACGTCTTCCCAATCATCGCGACGTACAGGGCGCACAGCGCCACGCACAGCGCCAGCGCAGACAGCAGGACGGTGGTCACAACCCTTTGCCCATTGTCGGCAAGTACAAATTCACTCGTTCCGGCGTGTTCGTCGGCTCCGGCGTTGGCGTAGCATACGGGTCATTGGCCCCGCCCAACTGCAACGACAGCCAGTGTTCGCCCAGTGGCGTCAACTCGGTCGCACCCCAGTCCATCAGGTCGGTATCGGGCCACAGATGCCAGTAATCGCCAGGGGCGCTGTACCAAAATACGGCCTGCAATTGCCCATCCGCTACCATCTGCGCCAGCTTGGTCATGTACTCGGCGTTGTGGTCGGCGCTGCACCACGGGCAGGCCGCCTCGCTCACGATGATGGGCCGCACAGCGTCATGCGCCTGCATCCACGCCCGGAACTCGACGACCGGCGGATAGGCGTAGGTGTCGAACAGGTGGATGTGCCAGTAGGGCGGAATCGGCCCGCCCGCCTCGAGATAGGCATTCATCCACGCATCCCACCCCGCCCATAGCGTCACGCCACAACAGGCGTACTCGCCGCCTATCTCATCCCGCCAACGTTGCACCATCTGGGCTGCGTCCGCCGGGTCAATCTCCGTCCCGCAGCAATTCGGCTCGTTTCCGATGAGCCAGAACCGGCCCGGCATGTCGGCGGCGGCGTCGATGTACTGCTGGGCGTAGGGCGGGCGCAGCGACCAGGCCATCGGATAGTAGGTGTCATCGGTTGCCATGTGTAGCGGGTTGTATACCCAGTCCATCCACAACGGCGGATGCAGTTTGCCCAACACCGCATCTGCCACGGCATCGCCCCGCTGCCAAGCAATCGCCACGCCTAACCCGCTAGGCGGCTGCTGTGCTGGTGGCGTGAGGGACAGCGCCAGCCACGCAGACAGGAGGATGACGGCGAAGCGTGTCATCTAGCCTTTCACCACCGGCGTCAGCGTGCGTTCGTCTGTCAGGCCAAGCGCCGTCACCAGTTTGTCAATCGTGGCGAACTTGGTATAGGACAGGATTCTGCCAAGCAATTCTTTGTCAATCAGGCTGGTCCCCACCGGCAACCCGGTACGGCTGCCAATCGGCTGCGTCTCCCGCTCCTGGATGATGCTCAATTCGCCCTTGGCGTTTTTCGCCACGATGATTTCGTCTACTGCCATGCGTCCCCCCTTATGCCGTCGTTACAACCCATTCCGGCCCCGCCGCCGTGTAAGCGCCATTGACCAGATCGTAGGCGTACTCCTTGCCCGTCGTCGGCGGGGAGGCCGCCTGATATGTCCCACTTGGTGCAGCGTTGCCCGTGCCCGCCAGGTCGAGCGTCGGCGTGGCGTAGGTGTAGTTGGCCTTATTCGCCCAGATTGCGGCGAGGACGGCATCCACGGCAGCCTGCGCCAGATTGTTTTCGTAGTTGACCGTTCGCAGCGTGTTGATGGCCCACGTTGAGATGGCGGCGACATTGGCGCAGTTGACAATCGTGAGCAGTAGCATGCCGGTGGGCATGGGCGCAGCAGCCCCCACCGTCCACGTCAGCCCCGCCAGAATGTACAGGGTCAGTTGGGTCAGGCCGGCGGGCATGGGCGCAGCAGCCCCCACCGTCCACGTCAGCCCCGCCAGGCTCTGCAGATACAGGACGGTCAGGCCGGTGGGCATGGGCGCAGCAGCCCCCACCGTCCAGGTTAGCCCCACCAGGCTCTGCAGATACAGGTAGGTCAGGCCGGTGGGCATGGGCGCAGCAGCCCCCACTGTCCAGGTTAGCCCCGCCAGAGTGTACAGGTTCAGGTAGGTCAGGCCGGCGGGCATGGGCGCAGCAGCCCCCACCGTCCACGTCAGCCCCGCCAGGCTCTGCAGATACAGGACGG